GTCGCAAGCAGTGAAAACTCTTGTGGCTCCAGATTCTCTTTTAGATAATTTAATAGGTTCATCTTTAAGAGTACCATTAAACAACACAGAAGCTCTCTCTCCCATGAGGTATTTCTCCTCAATACGCTGGATCATAAAGGTGACTTCTGGTTTGGCATAACACACAGGAAAACCATCTTCTTCGAACTCATCAAAGTATTGATTTTTGGCGCCCGGGAAGTAAAAGCCTCCAGAGGTACTCATTGGAATCCTGTTGATATACGTATCTCCGGGAATACCGTTGATAGCTGTTTTGATATCAACAGGACCAACATCGATAAGTTCATGATGAAATCGCGTTGCATCGTTAATATAGGCATCAGAACACTCAATAATATCACTATCCCTAAAGTGAGGAGTTATATTGGCCTGAGACTGAGTTGCTATAGAGAAGGGATTCTTCCACTCACCATCAATGCACTCAGGAACCATCAGAGGCACAGTAAACTTCTTCAAGGCACCAAACTTTTTAACAATTGCATCGCTAATGACAGACTCTTTCACACGAGAACGAGAAGTAACTCGATTGGCGTAAGATCCCAAGACCAAACCACTACCAGTGGTCCAGTGGTGAACACCTTTCGTAGGATGTGGTGGGAGTAAAGGACCACTATTAGGGGATCCCTGAACAACCATATCCATATCTGAAAAACTAGACATAGCTAATAGTGGAGGTTCAAAACTCAGAAGATTTCGACTGAGTTGGGTCATTATCATCCGACTGCTTAAACCATCTTTCGCACCGGCACAGTGAATTCCGGATATATAATAGCCGCCATTAGACTCAGACAATATAACTGCTCCACAATCTCCGCGAATTGGATTTCTATCATGCCGAGCTCCATCCATAAAGCGGCCACTTATAGGACTTTCATCAACGTTTAGATACGTAATGTCTCTATAAAAGGAGGAAACTCCTTCGCCAAGGAAATTGTACCGCGGATCAAAAATCAAAAAGTTTCGTCCTGCTTCATCTAGGCTTTTGGGCAAGAATTTCAACAGTGACTTTCTGGGTAGCAAGCAGCTGTTAGAAAAAGCCACTAAATCGTTGCCTAAAAACTTCATGAATTTCCGCTGCAAGATGAATCCTTTAGTGGGCTCAATGTTGCCTACAGATATATGAGGATACTTGGCTACGCACTTCCACTCATCCCCTTTATAAAAGGGGTGAGCAACTGTAACGTACCAACCGTCAACAACAGACAAAACTGTAACTTCATTAGCCTCATCACCATTTTGGATTGCCATCCTAAAAGTTCCACGTCTCAAAGAGGAGAGCAACTCATTCAAATTGCCTTGCTTGTGAGTAGCAGGCAACTTAAAATTCAAGTTTCTAGAAGGAGACAATATAGCCCAAATGTTGCGCCTCTTAACATCTGTTTGAGGCTCAGGTTCAACAGTTCTATTGTCTAAAACATATTTTGCCAAGTATGTCAACACCAAAGTTACTAAACCACCCGCTAACAACTGGCGCAAAGTATCTCGCGCAAGCAAAGTTACGGGGTTAAAGTCTATATCCAAACGTTCTAAATACACTGTCCGAAAGACTTCAGGATTATAAGGTAAGAGTCTGGGATGCCAACTCGTGGGAGCATAATCTACAGCCAAATGCAATAGCTTCCTAGAAATTCTTTCCTTCAAAGTTAGCGGCTTGTATCCTGGGATATAATCTCTCCAAGATTGTGTTTCCAAACACTGGGGGCAGGGAAAGTACGAGACTACATCATGCTCACACATTCGAACATCATCAGTAACTTTAATACCTTGCATCATGACTTCAGAAGCTCGCTCATGTTGGATTATCTTCTTGGCAAGATAAGCAGAATACTCAGCTCCAGTCATCAAACCATTTTCGAGACTGCCTTCAACAAGATTATAAACCACGCTAGTCTTCCCTAGGATGTTTGAAAGTTTAAC